ACCCCAGATCAGAACCATGACCACCCAAACCACCCTGTTCGACCCCGAATGCACCAGCCCCGCCGACGAACACCGCAAAACTGCCGCCCAGGCCCTACAGAAAGCCCGCGAAGAAGGGCGCATTGACGCCCTCGACGACCTGTTAGCCGGTCTCGCGTTGGCTAACGCTCAAGCCATTGATCTTGCGCTGTGGCAACGAAAGCCGTATGCGGTGGCGCAGCTGACCGGTCCCTATCTTGACGTTCTCCGTGAGCTCCGCCTGACCCCTGCCTCTCGTGAGGTAGCCGCCGATGACAAGATCCTCGCTGCACTCGCTGACTTCGGCACCCCCGCGGTTCGCAACACCTAGGCCAACAGGCCCCACTTATGGGCCTGCTATCTGCCGCATCCTAGAGATGATGGGCACGCCACCCATGCCGTGGCAAGAGTGGGCCGCCGACGTAATCGGCGAAATCGACCCCGCCACTGGCCTTCGCCGTTACAGCCTGGTGGTTATCAGCGTCCCCCGTCAATCCGGTAAAACCCACCTTATCGGCGCCGTGTGCTTGCAGCGCATCATGCAGCACCGAAAGGCGTTTGCCGACTATACGGCGCAGACCGGCCAGTACGCCCGCAAGAATTGGTTGAAATTCACCGACGAGTTAGTCGACCCAGCGTTTCCCCTGGAATCGCTGTTCAGCAGGAACAAAAGCCAAGGCGCCGAAGCCCTAATCGTTGGGCCTCTCCGTTCGGTGTGGACGCCCCACCCACCAGGGAAAAAAGCTGGTCACGGCGACCAATCCGACCTCAGCGTCGTTGACGAAGCGTGGGTTTTCGATGAGGTCGAAGGGGCGGCAATCATACAGGGAATCACGCCCACGCACGCTACCCGCCCAGGTGCCCAGACTATCATTCTCAGCACCCGCGGTGACGCCGACAGTAGCTGGTTCCACGGCTACGTTGATGATTTGCGTAGCGGCAAACGCCAAGGCGCCCTACTCGACTGGGGCATTGGCCCCGAGGTCGACGCCACCGACATTGCCGCCGTGGCTGCCTGTCACCCCGCTGTTGGCTACACCCAGTCGCTGGAATCCCTGATAGCCGCCTACAACGACATGGGCAATCCCGAAGAGTTCGCCCGTGCCTACGGCAACAGGGAAACAACCAGCCACCGCCGCCACATCTCCGAAGCTGTATGGGAAGCAGCCCGTGCCACCACCCCCATTCCCCAGGACATAGAACCCGCCTGGGGCGTTGCCGTCAGCGCCGACCGCGACAGCGCCGCTATAGTAGCTGGTGCCCTTGTCGATGGTACCCCCACGTTCGAGGTCGTCGACGTCAGGCCTGGTTACCGCTGGGCCCTTCCCAGGCTTAGCGACCTGATTATCCGCCACGGCGGGGTTGCCGTCTACGACGCCGTAGGCGCCAGTGACGTTCTCAACGAAGGCATGAAGAAAGCCGTTTTTCCTGTCACCCGGATTCGTACCCGCGAACTTTCCGCAGCATGCGGAAATCTTTTCAACCGCCTGACCAGCCCCATTCCCGAGGTCAGGTTCTGGCCAGATGAAGCGTTTGACCAGGCTGCCGAGGTTGCCGTCCCCCGCGACCTTGGCGACTCCTGGGTCTGGGACCGGAAACGCGCCCACGGCTCGATAGCCGCCCTCGAAGCCGCCACCCTCGCCCTCCATGGGCTCGATAGCCACATTGATGAGCAACCCCCCGAAATCTTCACCCTATAGCCTGCTCACAGCGTCAATGCAGCGCCGTATCGTCAGCGCTGTTTATGTTTATCCGCATGGGGATATTCGCCCGCTGGAAAGCACTCAAGGCTATGGTCAACGACGTCAGTTCGCCGTTCACCACTGGCGTCCTGACCGAGGTCGACACCACCGCCCTAGCAGCTTTGAGCAGCGATATCTCCCGTGAGCAGGCCATGGCCATACCCGCCATTTGCCGCGCCCGAAACCTATTATGCACCACTGCCGCCCGCGCCATTCTCATCGCCCAAAAAGACGGCAACCCGGTCAACCCGCAACCCCAGTGGATCAACCGCACCGACGGGCTGCTCCCGCCGTATCACCGCATGCTATGGACCATCGACGACCTGCTGTTTTACGGCGCTTCACTATGGCGTGTCACCCGCGATTTTGATGGGCACGTCCTCACCGCAGACCGGGTAATCCGTGAGGCCTGGGCCATAGCCGCCGACGACACCATCACCGTCGGCGACCGCCCCGCCAGTGCCGACGACTACGTGCTTATCCCTGGTATCCACCAAGGCATTCTCTGGCACGGCACCAACGCCATGCCCGAAGCCAACGCCTTAGCCCGTGCCGTCACCACCGCCACCAACACCCCCGCCGCCACCCTCGAAATCCACTACACAGGCGATAGGCCCCTTACCGACCAGGAAAAACAAAGCCTCACGGCGGGGTGGGTAGCAGCACGCAAAGGCAAAAACGGCGGGGTCGCGTTCACCTCGAAAAACACCGAAATCAAAGAACACGGTAGCTTTGCCGAACACCTGCTAATCGAAGGACGCAACGCCAACGCCATTGACCTAGCGCGCCTCTGCGGAATCCCCGCCTCCATGATCGACGCCTCAATCCAAGGAAGCAGCATCAACTACAGCAACGCCGGCTTGCGTATGGCCGAACTCCTGGCTTTCGGCGTCCTCCCACTTCTGGCCTGCGTAACCGCCCGAATGGGCATGGACGACGTGGTGCCCCGCGGCACCAGCATCGGCGTCGACGCCTCCGAAATGGTCGAGTTCCTATCCAAGCTCAACGTCCAAGACGACAACACCAGCGCCCCCATGCCCGCCCCCGCCCAGCTCCCCACAGAACAGAAAGCCCAAGAATAATGCGATACCAAGCCCAAATCGGCGTACCCAGCGAAAACGGTTGGCCAATGTGCTCCAGCGCCGCATGTGTCAGCGAGATAGTAGTACCAGCCGCTAAAGCGGTGCCGCTACGTGCTGGTGACGTCGCCACCATCCTCAACGCCTGGCTGATCCTCTACAACCGCCTGGTAGAGCCCATCACCTCCCAGGTGTGGGGCTGGTCCGCCGACAACGACGTCTGGAACAGCAACCACATGAGTGGTACCGCCGTGGATATCGGCGCCCCTAAATACCCGTGGGGTCAGCGCACCATGCCACCCGCCACAAAAGCCAAGGTACGCGCATTGCTAGCGAAGTTCGAGGGCGTCGTTTTCTGGGGCGCTGACTGGGACTATCCAGATGAGATGCACTACCAAATCGGATTGCCGCCCAGCGACCCCCGAGTCCATGCTTTCGCCGAACGCCTCAACAATGGCTACCTCGGCGCCTACGCCGACACCCCCGCTGCCCCGAAAGGAAACCCCATGAACGACGATGATTTGTACCTCCGCGACCTCAAAGCCCAAATGACCGGGGCACCAGGGCTTGGCGCCTACCCCGGTTGGCCACAGCTAGGTGGTCGAACCGTCGTCGACGCCCTAGCCGCTATCGGCGCCGCCCTGAAAATCCCCGGGTTCGCCGATCTCAAAGCCCAGGCTAAATAATGCTCATCGCCATACTTATCGCCCTTGCCGCCCACATCCTCGGCATTATCGTCGGCATGGCCACGATCATGGCCATGCTCGAAAAAGAACTCCATAAATGAATAGCACTCAAGTGAAATACCCATGGCGCGCCACAGCCCGTACCACCATTGCCGCCACCGTCGGCATTCTCCCCCTTCTGCCCGTGATAGCCCATGAGCTGGGAATAGAAACCATCCCTTGGGTGGCCACCACACTAGCCGTCACCGCCGCCGTCACCCGCGTACTCGCCAACGCCTCGGTGGTCGCCTGGTTGGACAAATACCTTCCTGTCCTCTCCCCAGCACCGCCAGAAAAACCCGCCACTGATACCCACCCCAAGCATCTTAAGGAATACCCCAATGACGACCCCACTGCTAACAGCTAGCAACGCTGCTGAACCGCTGATCTTTAATCCACAAACCACCCTCACCGCCGCCCACAACGCCGACACCGACACCCCGTCCCGCACCGTGTCCGGTGTGATCGTCCCGTGGGATACCCCGGGTTACACCTCCGTGGGCCTGATTACCGCCCAGCGGGGCAGTATCCAAGTTCCCGCCGACGTCAAGCACTTAAAGATTTTCCGTGACCACTCTGACGCTGGTGGAACCCCCGTTGGCTATGCCACCAAGGTAGAAGACACCGACCAAGGTTTGGTTGCGTCTTTCCACATCGCTGATACCCCCGACGGCGATACCGCCCTGAAAGATATCAAGGAGGGTGTGCGCGACGCCCTCAGCATGGAGATTATCGGGCAAGAAATCAGTGGCGACCTGCTCACCGCCGGACAATTGACCGCCGTGGCTATTGTGGCTGTTCCTGCGTTTTCTGCCTCCCGTATCACCCAGGTCACCGCCTCCCACCAGGGCAACGCCGCCGCTGGTGGCAAGGCGGGGCGCCTGACCATGCCACCCACCGTCACCGCTACCCCACGCACCACCCCGCTTACCGCGGGCGCTATCTACGACGCTTTGTGCCGTCTCGACGACCCTACCGCCGACCAAACGCTACTCACCGCTGCACTCAAGCAAATGAAAGTCGCAGAATCCCCGCTGTTGACGTCTCCGCAGTGGATCGACCAGCTATGGGACGGACAACCCTACAAACGCCTGTTCGTAGATAAGATGACCCACCAAGACCTAACAGGCCTCAAGCTTGAAGCGAACCGCTGGAAAACTCGTCCTACCGTCGACGAATGGAACGGTAGCGGCACCGACGTGCCCAGCAACGAAGCCAGTTTCGAGGTTGTCGAGGTACAAGCTACCCGCCTAGCAGGCGCTAACAAACTTCCTGTTGAGTGGGTGCATTTCAAGAAAGTCAATTTGATTGAGCAATATTTCCTGGGCATGGCCGAGGACTACGCCGTCAAATCCGACAACAAGGCCCTAGCCGACGCTATCGCCCAGGCCACCGAGAAGGACCTGACCGCCCAGGGCCTAGGCCTGCTAGAAGCAATCCCCTACGCCAACCACGCCGTGTACAAGACGGCACGGGTATACGCCGATGCCATTGCTGTCAACGACGAAGACTGGTTAGCCTTGTCCAAGATCAAGCAGCTGGAACTCCCCGCGTTGATGGAAACCCTGAAGATTGATCCCGATATCATCATCCCCACCGACCAGGTGGTCAAGGGCAAGATTTTCGCGTGGCCGCAAGCCGGCATTATCCACGGTGAGCTAGCCGGTTCCCCTATCCGTGCCGAAGCCCTCGACATCGCCAAGGGCCAAGTCGACGACGGCGTGTTTGGCTACCGTGCCGTTGTTGTCGCCCGCCCCGACGCCCTAGGCTATGTGAAGTTCAAGGCATAACCAATGGCGCTAAGCATTATCGACCAGGACGCCGTAGCGAAACAGCTAGGCCTCACCGACCCCGACAAGGACCGGTTCAAGGCCATTTGTGATGCTGTGCATGCGCTGGTTGCCGCCTGGGTCCCACCCACCCAGCACGATAGTGCCGCCGTCAAACTCGGTGCCGAAATGCTAGCAGCCCGCCTATGGCGCCGCCGACAGTCCAGCACAGGCGTCGAAACCCTCGGCGACATCGGCACCATCTACGTCGCCCGCTACGATCCCGATATCGCCCAGTTGCTAGGCATAGGATCATACGCCCCGCCAAGCGTCGGATAGGACAACCCCGTGAACCTTGTGAAAGACCAGCTGGAACAGCTTTGTGACCGGCTTACCGCCGCGGGTGTCGAAGCCGACTATGACCCGCAATATTTGAACCCCGACTGTGCGTGGGTCAGTCCCCGGTCGATCGAAGGCCAATACCTCGACGGCACGTTGAAGATCAGCTTTGACATCTACCTCATCACACCCGAAGCCGACATCACCGTCGCCGTCGGGCGCCTCGACGACCTCCTCCAGCGTGCTATCAGCGTGGTAGGGGGCATGATTACAGACACCGACCTTGCCACCAACGTCACTATGCCTAGTGGCGCCGTGTGTCCTGCTATGAAACTCACTATCCAACCGCCACGAAACTAAAGGAATCCCATGGCCATACAGAACAAAATCGGCGTTACCGGCCCCGGCACCCTCGTCATCGGCGAAACCGCGTCCGGCCTCGATATCGCCCCACAGGTCACCAACTGCATTCTAAACTCCAGTGTTAAGGCTGGTAAGACCCTAAATTTCCTCGATGGTGGTGTTGGTCAGTCCCAACCTGTCTATTCCTACAAGTTGACCGCTACCGTTATCCAGAACCTCACTCTCAAGGGTGCCGTCGGCTATCTGTACGCCCACCAGGGCGAGACCGCAAAAATCACATTCGTACCCAACAAAATCGACGGGGCGAAATTTGAGGGCACAGTTCGCCTTGATCCACCCGACGTCGGCGGTGACGCTGGTGAAGGCGACACCACCAAGCTGACTCTGGAGTTCGTTTCCAAGCCCGCGTTCACCCCAGCCACCAAGGTGAACGGCATGGAGCCCTAATGGCTAGCGGGGGTGCCGCGGTAGAAATCCACGGGGCTAAAGAACTCAGGCGCAGCCTCCGAAAAGCCGGGGCAGACCTCAAGCAAATGAGGGAAGTCAACAAGGCCGCGGGTGAGATTGTCGCCCGTGCCGCCCGCGGTAAAGCACCCGTCAGCACCCTAAACAAGCGCACGCACCTACGCGACACGATACGGGTGTTTGCCACGCAAACCCGCGCCCGAATCCGCCTAGGCGCTAAGCCCGTGCCGTATTCCGCCCCCATCCACTGGGGTTGGCAAAAACGCAGCATCAAAGCTAATCCTTTCGTCAGCCATGCCGCCCAGGAAACCGAACCCGCATGGCTCAGACTGTATGAGCACCACGTCAATAAAATACTGGACCAGATAGAAGGAACATCGAGACACTAATGACTAACATCACCGTGACATATCTAGAAGGCGCTAATGCCCACCGCACCCAGACCACAGATATTATTTCCGCCGACCGGGTGCGCTACGACATCTATAGCAACCGCATGGGGTGGCCTCAGGCCACCCAAGCGCCATTCCTAGCGCTGCATTTCTGCGCCTGGGCTGCCCTCAAGCGTGAGAAGAAAACCGACCAGGCCTTTGAAGATTGGCTAGAAACCGTCGAAGACGTCGATTCCGACACCGATGCCGAATCTGATGGGGTTGTTGATCCCGAGCCCTTTCAGCCCTGACACTACCGTTTATCAGCTCATGTGCCTGGCCAAGGCCTGGGGCACCGAACCCGACCACTTTTTCGATAAGGACGACACCTATATCGCCACCGCTATTGAAATTCTAGAAAAGGCTCACCGTGAGTAAAACCGCCTTCCTGTCCATTAAAATCCTCGCCGACGCCAAGAACGCCTCCCAAGAGCTAGACGAAACCCACGGCAAACTGGGCAAGCTGGAATCAGGCGCCCAGAAAGCTGCCGCGGGGCTCTCCGTGGCGTCGGCGGGGGTCGTGGCTATGGGCAAGCAGGCATTCGACTCGGCGTCGGCGTTACAGCAGTCCACGGGCGCCGTTGAGGCAATTTTCAAGGGACAAGGCGACCAGATTAAGGCACTGGCTGACAAAGCCCACCAGGCGGTAGGCCTGTCGAAAAACAGCTATCAGGAATTGGCGTCAATCATGGGGGCGCAGCTCAAGAACATGGGTGTCAGCCAAACTGAATTGATTGGCACTACTGACGGGCTTATCAAGAAGGGCGCCGACCTAGCCGCCACCTTCGGCGGCACCACCAGCGACGCCGTGAACGCCCTTTCCTCCCTGCTCAAGGGTGAGACTGACCCTATCGAGAGATACGGTATCTCGATCAAAGAAGCCAACATCAAAGCGGAACTGGCCGCCATGGGCCTCGATAAATTGGAAGGCGAAGCCGCCAAGACAGCACGCACCCAGGCAATTATGAACCTGCTCACCCAACAAAGCGCTGACGCCACGGGTGCTTTCGCCCGCGAAGCCGATACCGCCGCGGGACAGCAGGAACGGGCGAAGGCTGCTTGGGAGAATGCCAAGGCCACGCTGGGTGAGGCTTTGCTTCCCGTGGTTTCTGATGCCGCCCAACGTTTTGCTGGGTTAGCCCAATGGATAGGCGACCATCCCAGGTTGTTTCAGGCTGCTGCTGTGGCGATTATCTCCCTCACGGGTGCCGCCCACGGCATTATCGGCGCCGTCAAAGCATGGCAAGCCGCCCAAATCCTCCTTAACCTTGCCATGAAAGCCAACCCCATAGGCCTGGTCGTTACCGCCGTTGGTGCTCTCACAGCCGGCTTCGTTCTCGCCTACGAAAAGGTCGATTGGTTCAGAAATGGCGTAGATAAGGCTGTCCGCTTCTGTGTCGATGGGTTCAAATCCGTGGGCAAGGGTATCGAGTGGGTGATCGAGAAAATCAAGGAAGCCTGGGACTGGGTGACCTCTTTCGGTGAGAAAGTCAACCCCTTGAATCTGCTCACCGCGTCGGCGCCTGCGCCTGGGCTGGTGGGTGTGCCGCCTGCCGCCGCTAAGCTGTTTGGCGTGCCAACCCCAGGGCTCACTGCCCAAGCCCGATTCCCCCAGATACAGGCCTTCGGGCGGCTTACCGCCACAGTGCAACCAGTAATAACCAATAACTATTACATCACGGTCAATGATGCGGTAGATCCTATAAGCACTGGTCGGTATTTAGAAAAGTTGCTACGCGACTACCAAGAACGTCAACGGTGGTAACCATGGCCATATCGGAAATGATAAAAACCACCGTCAAAGCACCAGGCTACCTTCTATTTACCTTCGACAACTTTTTGACCCTCGAAGAAATCCGCATCACCTGGGGGCGAGAAAGCCTGTTCACCGAACCGGCAAACCGTCGTCTACAGGTGCAATACTTGGCGATTCCGCAGATCATGGAAGGGGTTTCTGGCACTTGGGTTGGTGCCCAAATCGCTGTGAGTGTCAAGTTTGACCATCGCCCCCACCAGCCTCTATTCCAAGGGCGCATCGACCGTATCAGCATTCAACCCATTGATATCCCTGGTAAGCCGCCGTGGCTTATCACTATCACCGCCACGGAGGCCCCCACCTGGTCAAATGTGCTTAATAGCGAACAGGGTGGGGCGAAATCGCTTACCAGCTATGGCGCCCGCCGCCGCCGTGCCCTTGAAGCAATCCCACAATTAGAAGTACTTGATGGATACGAAATCGACCTCCGCGAACCTGGTAATTCGTTTCTTACCACACGCCAGATCGTTGAATCCCTGGTCTGCCGCCCAGGCGCTTTCCCAGTGTGGTCGCCCGACTGGGAAAAGGTAGCCCCCAGCGCCTATGACCTCACCCGCCCCGCGGTGGTCACCAACTTATCCGCTGCTGAAGTTATCGACTCGGGCGGTGAGGTATCTTTCGATGCTCCCGGGTGGCCTACCACGATCATCTACCAAGAAGGCGGTGTATTCGGCACTGATAAAGCATCTTCCGGCGACGCTGTTATCCGCAACACCTTCGACCAGTGGGACCGCGGTTATGTGACCACTATCACCAATAAATATTGTCCCACGATTGAAAACGGCTCTACCTTAAACCGTGCTAGGCCACACATTGAATTAGTGAAAGCCCAACTCACAAGCCCCCGCCGTTTCACTCTCGACAGCAGCGTCACACCCCGCCTAATCACAACTGACGCCCTCTGGGCCACCTGGGAAAACCCGAACAGGCGCCTACAAATCACGGGGGATAGATATGCCGCCGCCCTGAAAAACGCTATCGGTGCCGTTCAAGACTACATCCCTATTGGTGGTACTCTCAGCATCTACCACGACCACGTAGAACACGATTTAACGTGCCTTTGGGGCAAAACTGATACCACCGTTTGGGCTGCTCAGGTCGGCACGTGGGCCGCCCAAAAACACACCTGGAAAGGAAACTAACCCATGGCCACGAAAGACGAAGATGGAATTTGGTACCTCAACGCCGACGGCTCCGACGCTGTAAAAGACTTTCCAGCAATCCAGCGCGCCAACGCCCAAAAACTCGCCACCACTCACCACCTTTACGGTATCGGGTTTTCGCTGGATAAGAGCCTCAAAAACGCTAACAGTAGCGTACAACGAGTAGGAAAAGTGTGCATGCTTACGGTGGAATTTAAAACGCCGAATTTCACAACGGCACCCGAAATTTTCCGTGACAGGCTTATTGATTTTCACCGCCCGAAATCAGCCATTCCCTTCATGCTTACCGGCATAACTGACCTGCTAGAACCCACGGTAACAGCGTTTATTATTGACCCCGATGGTTATATCAAGCGCAATCCTAAGACCCCCCTGTCTGCCGACGCTAACTACGTTGGAACAGTTGTTTGGCTAGCTAGCTAGATTCCACGCACCAGAAGCCGCCTCCCTCACCGCTGAATCATCCAATGCTATATACATTTGTGTGGTGGCTACTGATGCGTGGCCTAAGAGATGCTGGACAGCACGGATATCATGGCCTGTCGCGTAAGCGACACTGGCGTAGCGATGCCGCAAGGCGTGGGGTGTCCACCCAGGCGGTAGATACCGGCTAATTAACTTTCCTAGCCACCCAGGCGAAATATGACCCTGCTGCGCACCCGGAAATACCCACCCACCCCGCGCCTTCAGCTTCCGCGCCAACAGTGGTGGGCACGGCACCATACGCACTCTTCCGCCTTTCCCAACCACTCGCAGCATCCAGCCCTGACCCACGGGCTCTATATCACACGCCCTCAAGCATGCGCATTCCGCCCTTCGTAGGCCACATACAGCCATGACCTCAATAGCAAGGGCTATCTCAGGCGGTGCTTGGGAAAGCGCCACCACTACCACCGCATCTGGCATAGGTTTCGGCACCCCAGGAAGCTGTCTCACGGGCGGTATACCCGCCATTGGGTTGCTTGCTGTGGCGCCCGTAGCCACCGCCCACGCCCAGAATGTACGCAGCGATGCCCGTGCCGACGCTCTCGCCGCCCTCCCCCATTCTTGGGTAGACATCCATTTCATAACATCTTGGCGGGTGATTTTATCCAGCGGTTTTCCTATAGATTTTAAACACCGACGCACATGTGACGAACGTAACATTATAGTTCCTTTCGATCGACCAAGGGCCGACAGTTCGTCACGCCACGCCTGTAGTAGATTATCTATTTTGGTCACGCTATGAAAAGTTAGGCTACGTTTTTACTGATAGAAACCTTAGAAGACCTTAACCAGTGAGTTCGGGGTTCGAGTCCCTGATGGCGCACAAATTGATTTTTACCCCCGTTAGGTCATGTGGCCAGCGGGGTTTCTTTTTG